ATACCATAAGGAGAATGGTATGTCAGCAGTAGATAATACGCCAAAAAATAAAAACTTTTTATCTCCTCTTAATTTTAGATTTCAAATTAAGAAGGCACCACACGTTAATTTCTTTGTTCAATCTGTAAATATACCTGCTATTTCTCTTCCACATGTAGATACTCCTAATCCATTTGTAAGAATTCCACAACCCGGTGACCATATAACCTTTGACCCTTTAAAAATAAGTTTTAAGGTCGATGAAGACTTGCAAAATTATCTAGAAATACATAAATGGTTATTAGGATTAGGATTTCCAGAATCATATAATCAATACAAAGAATTGTCAGATGTTCCTAAAATAACAGGAGAAGGTCTATTGTCTGATATTTCAGTATTGGTTTTATCTAGCACAAAAATAGCAAACTATGAAGTAACCTTTGTAGATGCACATCCCGTATCTTTAACAGAATTACAATTTAATTCAACAGACAGTTCTGTAAACTATATAAGTAGTAGTGCAACTTTTAAATACACTCATTATAAAATTCAAAATATGTAAGGATTGTTATGAACATTGATGAAATTATGTCTGAGTGGAAAACTGACTCAGAAATAGATGTGACTGAACTTGCTGATGAATCTATAAAGATAGCAAAATTACATCAAAAATACTATGAATATTTGATAAAGGAAAAATTATTATTTAAGAAAAATGAATCAGATCTTAAACTATTAAGGTTAGAAAAATACGAATTTTATACACAGGGTCACAACGAAGAAACATTAAAAAAAGGATGGGAACTTCCATCTAAAGGTATGGTTATAAAATCCGAAATACCTATGTATCTTGAAGGTGATAAAGATATTATCAATCTAAATCTAAAGATAAGTTATCAACAAGAGAAAATAGACCTTCTACAATCCATTATAAAATCTTTGAATAATAGAGGATACAATATCAAATCTGCTATTGATTGGATTAAATTTACATCAGGTGCATAATGGAAATTATAAAATTAGAAAAAGTGAACGAGGTTTACAATAAAGTTATATGTGAACCTGGTGTAGGATATGAAATAAAGGATTATTTTACTTTTAAAGTTCCAAACTATCAATTTATGCCTGCTTATAAAAATAAACTTTGGGATGGAAATATTTACCTTTTCAATCCAATGAACTGTTTATTATATGGTGGATTAACAGAACAATTAGAAATATTTTGCAAAAGTAGAGATTATAAATTAGAATTATTATCTGATTTTAGTTCTGATAATATGTCTGTAAAAGAGACTCTTGATTTTGTTAAAAGTTTAAATTTACCATTTCAACCAAGAGAATATCAATTAGAGGCATTTATAAGATGTGTGAGATCTAGAAGAAAAATGTTATTATCACCAACAGGTAGTGGTAAAAGTCTGATTATTTATTTACTTTCAAGGTTTTATAACTTGAGAACATTAATAATTGTCCCTACTACCTCTCTTATTCATCAAATGTCATCAGATTTTCTTAGTTATGGGTACGATGATCCAGACAATATTCACAAAATCTACCAAGGCCAAGATAAAAATATAAAATCACAGTTTGTGATTTCAACTCGGCAATCAATCTTCAAACAATCAAAAGACTGGTTCAACCAATTCGATGTCGTAATTGGTGATGAAGCACATTTGTTTAAAGCCAAATCTCTTACTTCTATAATGACAAAGTTAGAAAATTGTAAGTATAGATTTGGATTTACCGGAACCCTTGACGGATCTGAAACACATCAACTTGTGCTAGAGGGATTGTTTGGACCTGTAAAGAAAATAATCACAACATCAGAACTAATAGAACAAAAACACTTATCAAATTTTATGATTAAGTGTATCTCTTTACAATATCCTGATGATATTAAAAAAGAATGTTCTAAGTATTCGTTTCAACAAGAAATGGATTTCCTTGTATCCAATCAAGAAAGAAACAAGTTTATTACTAATTTATCTTTATCATTAAAGGGTAATACTTTATTATTGTTTCAGTATGTTGACAAACACGGAAAAGTGTTGTATGATATGATTTCTAATGAACATAGTGATAAAGATATTTATTTTGTTCATGGGGGTATTGATGGAAATGAAAGAGAAAAGATTCGTAATATAGTTGAAAAGAATAATAATTCTATTATTATTGCTTCTTATGGAACCTTTTCTACTGGAATTAATATTAAGAATTTACATAATATTATATTTTCTAGTCCGTCTAAGTCTAAAATAAGAAATCTACAATCTATTGGTAGAGGACTAAGGTTATCTGATAACAAAGAACAAGCTGTTCTATATGATATATCTGATGATCTATCTTGGAAACAGCGTAAGAACTTTACTTTGTTACATTATATTGAAAGAGTTAAGATATACAATGAAGAACAATTTGAATACAAAACATATAAAATCAATATTAATACTTAGACTTTCAAAGACACAGTCTTATTATACACACGGTTTAAATCTTGTCAAGGGAAAAATGCAATGAGAAAGAAAAATTATATAAACAATAAAGAACTGTATTCGGAAATGGTTAAATATCATTCTGCATATAAAATTAACAAAGAAGTAGAAATATCTAACTACATAGGTAAAGCAATACTTCTTATATGTAACAATCTTTCAAGAAAACCTAATTTTTGTGGATATACATATAAAGAGGATATGATTTCTGATGCAGTGTGTGACTGTGTTGCATCTGTAAAATCATTTAATGTTGAAAAATCAAATAATCCATTTGCATATTTTACACAAACTGCTTGGAATGCTTTTTTAAGAAGAATTGAAAAAGAAAGTAAACAAACTGTATTGAAACATAAAAACTTAGTAAATATGTATGTAAGGCCAGAGTCGGTTGTTGAAAATGATATGTCAAGTATAAAGTCAAATGAATTTTCTGATGAAATCATAAAAAATTATGAAAATAAATTGACAGAGAGAAAAAATCGTGCTAAGGTAAATAACCTAGTTAAGAAAGGTGTGTTAGATGAAAAGAGATCACTTAGTGCCCGTGGCAGTTAAAGATATTGGAGATAAAGTAAGTTCAAAGATTGTGAAACAAAGTGATAGACTATATCACATTCAAAGACTAGAAGAAATTAGAGATTATTGTAATACCGTTATTAAAAAATTTGAGAAAAAATGAAAATAGCAATAATATCAGATACACATTGGGGAGTTAGAAACGACTCTCCAATTTTCTATGATTATAATAAACTGTTTTTAGACAATCAGTTTTTTCCATATTTAGAAGACAATAATATCAACCAAGTTATTCATCTTGGTGATTTGGTTGACCGAAGAAAGTATATTAATTTCTATACTCTTAAAAGATTAAGAGAAGATTTTCTTGATAAAATGTGTGATAAAAATATCACAATGGATTTGATTTGTGGAAATCACGATACTTATTTTAAAAATACAAACGATGTAAATGCTTTAGATTTGCTTTTGAAAGATTATAATAATGTAAAAAATTATATTGACCCACAAGAAGTTTCTATAGATGGATGTAATATATTATTTTTACCTTGGGTGTGTAAAGATAATGAAAAGAAAACATTTGAACTTATAGAAAAAACAAAATGTCAAATTGCTATGGGACATTTAGAAATATCAGGATTTCCTATGTTTGTTGGTTCTCCTATGTCTCACGGATTCGATAGAAAACTTTTTTCTAAATTTGATATGGTATTTTCTGGACACTTTCATCATAGAACTTCTGATGGTAATATATTTTATCTTGGTAGCCATTCTGAATTTATGTGGTCTGATTGGAATGACCCACGAGGATTTCATATATTTGACCTAGAAACCAGAGACCTAACCTTTATACCTAATGAATACACCATTCATCATAAATTTGAATATGATGAAAATAATATTGACCTAAAAAACTTAGAAGAGAAAGATTTTAAGAACAAGATAATTAAAATTATTGTAAAAAATAAAACAGATAATTTTGCTTTTGATTCATTCATTGAACTTCTTGAAAACTATTCTCCTTACAAATATCAAATTATAGATGAAGTCATTGAGATAAATGAAGAAGATTTAGTGTTAGAAGCAGAATCTACACTTGACATATTTAAAAAATATATACATAGTTCTAATACTGGTTCTATTGTGAAAGATGAACTTGAAAGAGTTATAGTAGAACTATATAATGAGGCAATTGATAAAGAATGATTATTTTTGAAAATATAAAATGGAAGAATTTTCTTTCCACTGGTAATGTTTATACTAAAATTAATCTATCAAAAAATAAAAATACACTTATCATAGGAGAGAATGGTGCAGGAAAATCTACCATTCTCGATGCACTTACTTTTGCTCTCTATAACAAACCATTCAGAAAAATTAATAAAGGACAGCTTGTTAATTCTATCAACAACAAGGGTGCTGTTGTTGAACTTGAATTTTCTCTATACAAAAATAAATATAAGATTGTAAGAGGAATTAAACCAAATATTTTTGAGGTCTATAAAAATGGTGATTTAATAAATCAAAATGCCGATTCTAAAGACTATCAAGAATATTTAGAAAAACATATTCTCAAAATAGGTTATAAATCTTTTTGTCAAGTTGTTGTTCTTGGGTCAGTAACATTTCTTCCGTTTATGCAATTGCCT